AAAACCAGTTGTCTGTTGTTACTATATATTTTCCTTTCATACTGTACGTTTTATAGTTATTGTATTGTGTCCTTCTATTTTGATTTGTTCTGAAAGTTGTTTCTGGTATTCAAGGATAAATTGTCTTTTAATGTCTAAAGCTAATTCATATCCTCTACCATCATCCATTATGCTTATAGTTTTACCCTCCTTTAATGAATCAACACCTTGTTTTACATTTTTTTCATATTGGTCTTGTCGCCAATTGTCTTCAAACATTGGTTTAGGCATTGGAGGGTTTGGTTTTTCTCGTTTAAATATTTTAAAATTCATAACATTAATTTAGAGCAAACATATGTTCTTTTTCTTCAATTTTCACGTTTTCTTGAGTGGAAAACCGCTTAGCATTATATCCAATCCAACGCATACCCCATTTTGTAGTACCTTCGTTTACTGCACCTTTAATAATGTAAACTCGCTGGTCTGAAAAGTTAATGTATTCGTGTTCTACTTCGTATTCTTTGCCTTTAACAATGTTAGCTCCTAAAGGTTGGTTTGTATCGTCTATGCAAGTTACTTTTTTCATATTACCAGTTTAATTTGTGATTATATACTTTGTGAGCGTATCCGTTTACGCATGGTCTTCCTGTATTGTAGCAACCAAATACTATCTTCCAATCTCCATATTTGTTGTATAATTTACGAAGATATTTCATTGATGTTTTTACATTATACTCTATATCTGTTCTCAATCTTTCTTTAGAAACAAGATCTTTGTTTGTCCAACGAGCAGTTGCTACCATTACTTGCATTGGACCTACGGCTCCTGCACAGCTTATTTGAGCAGGATTGTATTTCCAATGGAATGGACCTTTATATCCTGTTTCTGCATTGGCAATTCCAAATGCAAAACGTAAAGGAATATCAAAAGTATCAGCATATGCTTTAATACAGTTATACATTTTTATAGAAGGTGGAGAACCTTGATCGATACTGTCCGGAATGCGCACACTTTGTGGTGCGTCTTTTTCCGGTTCAGTAACGGTAAAAGTGGTGACAGCTACAGCTCCCACCACTAAACCGATTTTAATACTATTTACCAGCATTTGCTTCTTGGTGAATACGGTTTGCATACATTCCAAAAATTGTTTGACCAATCTGATCTGAATATACAATGTATTTTCCAGTTGCTCTTTCAATCATGATCAATTCGTTTGATTCATTTACAGCGATTGAAATCTCTTCAGGGGAGAATGCATGTGAATATGGGTTTTCTAGTTTAACATCTTCTTTTTGAGAAGCTTGATACATACTACCTAACTTGAATGAAGCCGTTGCAACGGATACTACTATTACTACGTTTAAAGCAGGTTTAAGTGCTTTCAAAAGGGTTTCTTTGTTGATTTTCATAACTCTTATTTTAAGGTTTAATTAATTACTTTTTGTGAATTTCTTTCCAAACATGCAATTCAGATTCAAATGAATGTTTGTTCTCAGGTACTTCAGTAATTCGATCATGCTCTAATATTTGACCGTTTGGATAAACGGTTTTAGAAACTCGAATACGTTTTGAGGGTTCTGTTTTCTTCTTACAGAGCATTCCCATTTTACGTAAAGCAGATTTGATTTTGGTTTTTAATCTTTTTTTGAATGTCATAACTCTTATTTTTATAAGTGTAATATACAAAAAATTTTACTATTTTCCAAGCTCTCCTTTAGATTTTTCAACTAAAAGATTGTTTACCCTACTTCTTGCTTTCTCACCTAGTGGTATAGGATGTCCTTCTTCATCAATATGAACAAACTTAATATGAGTTTTTAACACAATGACCTGATTGCCTGTATAAACATTATGTGCTCGGGCCTCCATATACAAGTTAATGGATGAATTGCCTATTGTTTGTGGCCAACCATATATTTTTAATAGTTGACCTTCCCGTGCTGGTTTTTCAAAATTGCATTTGTCAATGCTTACTGTAACCATACGAGGTGTATCACAAAGTTGCATTGAGTATCCTGCTGCAGCTGCATCGATCCAAGCTAAAAGTTTGCCTCCAAATAAATTACCATGAAATCCTAAATCTGATTTCTTAATTGGATGTGTGTTTAATAATTCCATTATTCTACTACTTTTTCTACATACGTGCAGGTTTCTCCTGCATCAAATCCTTTTTCTAATAATAATGGTAGTGAAGCTGGTTTGCACCAAGCATATACCAAATATCCTTTAAATCGTTGTTGAACATATTCCCAACGAGCATCCCACAGCATTCGGAAAATACCTTTACGACGGTGATCTTCATGAACCCAAGCATCTAAAAATTTAATTTTTTGGGTTTCTTCTCGCTCCATGTAGATGTGTCCTACAATTTCTCCATTTACCATAGCAATCCAAGTTTCAAGTCGTTGAGCATTGCTCTTTAGATGCACTATTTTAATGTCTTCCATGTTAATTTGATAAAGGTGCTTTAATGTGTGGGTGTGCTTGATAGTTTTCTAAAATGAAATCATTGGTGGAACTACAGAAGATACCGTCTCTAACATGAACAGTTGGTAGTGGATATGGTTCTCTTGTAACTTGCTCTTTTGCTTGTTCAACATGATTCAAATACAAATGTGTATCACCCAAGTTACCAATCAATTCATCAGGAACCATGTTCACTGATTTTGCAATGATTTCTAATAACAAGCCGTAAGATGCAATGTTGAATGGTAAACCTAAGAATGTATCTACTGAACGTTGATTCCACATTAAAGAGATTGCTCGTTTGGGTCTAGTTTCTTTGTCAAAGATTTCTTCGTATCGTTTTAATTCTTCAGGTAGAGCATGGGGTCCACTTAAAATACCTCTATATGACCTTCCTTGCCCTAATGAATAATTTCTTTCCTCCAAACTCAACTCTCTTGTATAAACTTGAAATCCATAATGACATGGTGGAAGTACCATTGAATCCAGTTCTCCAACGTTCCAAGCCGAAACCATTAGGCGTCTTGAATCTGGGTTTGTTTTAAGGTCACGGATTAGGTTTGCGATTTGGTCTATTGACTGTGATGAAATATACCACTCGTTATGTTCTTTACTTTCATCTTCAAATTTAGTCCAACTTCTCCATTGGTGGCCATACACAGGACCTAAGTCGCCCCACTCCTTAGCAAACTCATCATCTGTTTTGATTTTGTTGATGAAATCTTCTTGTGTTAATATAGGTTTATTATCAATGTATTCAATCATTGGTTCCCAATGTTTTACATAGTTTTTATAAGCATCACCATCCCAAATATGACAATCGTTATCAACAAGGTATTTAATGTTCGTATCACCACGCAAGAACCACAACAACTCTGTTGCTATAAGACGGAATGGCATCTTCTTTGTTGTAAGTAAAGGAAACCCTTCTGACATTTTATGCCGGATCTGTCTTCCAAATACTGAAAGTGTGCCTGTTCCTGTACGGTCTTGTTTTGTAACTCCATTGTCTAAAATGTCTTGCAGTAGGTTTGTGTATTGTTTATCTAGGTTGTTCATATTTTTCTAAAACGATTTGCAGTGTATCTTTCTCCGTTAGGTCCACTATCTACTTTTATAGTATCATGCCATTCACTATACGGACGAGCATGAAATCCTCCAAATGAAAGTGATTTATAGATTACAAGTACTTCATTTGTGTCTGTGTGGTTACACATTGCTACAATTTCGTAAACACCACCTTTGTAGTGTTGCCATTTTTCTCCTGGTTGTGGGTAATGGTTCATATTATTTTCTTTCTCCATATTTTTTTCTTAAAAATGCTGCATATGCTACTCGTCTTCTAGGTTTAATAAAAACCCACCCCCAGTTCATTTCGAACCATTTAGTTAAATTGTACATCATGTTTTCTAAAATATATTGTGTCAGTAATTACATTTTTAATAGTTGCACTTTCAGAGCATTTATCATCATAGTTAATATGTTCTGTTACAATTGTAACTGTATCTTTTCCTGTAATATATCCATATGAGTCACAATCTGGTTTTGTTGATTTGCAACTTGACAGCATAAAAAGGGAAAATATGATTATTAAAAGTAAAATAGCAAAATCTCGTTCTTTATTGTCCTCCATGTTCTAGTGATTTAGCAATTAATTGTTTATATTTTGTTGTTGACCAACCGTGGTCTCTGTTTAAGTAGTGGATTGGAATATCCAAGTCATCTCCTGTAAATGATTTTCCAACGTAATCGTCTCCTAAAAAGCGAACATCAGGTTGAATACCTTTTAAATACACGTAAAGATCTGATTCTTTTGTATACGGGATAACGTCGTCAATATACTCTAATGAAAGTAACATTTCACGTCTTTCACTAACAGATAAAATTGGTTTACATTTTTCAGGGCGTTCCTCACTCGGATCTCTATGTAATAAAATTACCAATTCATCACAATAATGTTTGCACTCTTTAAACATGTTAATGTATCCTGGGTGGATCACATCAAAATTTCCTGCTACTACTCCTACTTTCATTGTACTACTTTTTTAGGTCGGCCACGTCTTTCAACAGGTCTTCCGGATCTATCAAATGTTTTGAGACAGTACATATAGAACTCTTCTGTTGTACCATCAAAATTTTTGATATGAAGATAATAATCTTCTCTAGACATGACAAACTCTCTTAAAAAACCCTCTCTAAGAGCTTTCAAACGAGTAATTTCGTCTTTTTCAAAATCATCGATCAAACGTTTTCTACGAGCAAGATCAACACTGTTTTTTTCTAGAAGTTTTCTAACATCCCCATTGTACTTTACATACAGATCATTGATTTCTAGCTCTGTGAGCTTCCATTGCCAAAAGTAATGGGAAAATTCATATTCTTGATTTTGAATGCGTTGAAGGAAAGTAGCACCTTTAGGCAACGGTTTAACTTTTGAAGCAAAACGTCTCCACCACATAAATTGATTGTAATTTAGTGGTTGCAATTTTGCAATTTCTCGTTTTACTAGTTTTGGATCAGACGTTGTATATAACATAACCTTTATTTTCGTTAAATATAAGAAAACTATTTTAAAAATCCAAATATCTTTATAAAAAAATAAGGAGCTCCTAATGGAGCTCCAAATAATTTTAAAAAGAATATTAATTATTTATATGGCACGTAAGATGTACCCTTACCTGATTTAATAGCCTTTAAAATTTGCTTGCGTTGTTTTCCTGTTGATTCGTAAGAAACGTGTACCCAATCAGGATTATCATTTGTACCAAATTCCCAAATCAACTGATCAAAGTTAAGATTATCTTTAATAAAATTAAAGATGTCTGCATTCTTAACTGTGGTACCATCCATATCAATATCAATAGCTTCACCTGTACAGTGTTGTGAGCTTAAAGCTCCACCAACAGCTGTATTTAATGCTTTACTACGATACCCAGATGAAAGGATAATAGGGACTCCAAAGTGATCTCTAATAGGTTGAAATACATTCTCAGCTAGTAGTTTAAAATTTTCAATGTGTTCTGGGGTTGGCATATTGCTAATGCCTCTTCTTTTAGCAGTTTCTGATCTCATTACTTCTGCTAGAGCTAAATTTTTACTTAATTGCATAGTTTATTTTTTAAAATATAATTGTGATTCTGCTTCTCTTCTTCTTACTAAACCTTTTAAAGTTTTACCTCCAGCTTTTACCCATTTCATAAATTCTAAATGAATAGTTTCATCTTCTGGGTTAGCATTTACTTTTTTAAGTAAAGTAGAAGATTTTAAATTTGCGGGGCCTAAGTTATAGGCAAAAGATACTAACGCATCAAATTGATTTTGGTTAATATCATCTCTACAGTAACTGTCTACATACTTCTCAAAGCTTACAAGCATGCTTTGCAACAATACTGTTCCTTCTTGTTCAGTAATAGATTTATCAGACATTGTTACTTTTTTACCATCTGGGTAAAATGTAGCTCCGTATCCAATTGTAGGGATACCTGCGGGGCATTTATAAGGGGCAGATCTAAATCCTTCAAAGAATTTGATCATTTCAATTCCGGCCGTGCCTGTTTTAGTTATTTTCATTTTTTTCTTTTTTTTCTTCTACTTTTTTCTTTAATGAGAGGACTCTTCCTGCTGTTGTAATACCAAAAGCACCTAAGGTAAGAATCATAAATCCATCAAAAATAAATTCTTTAATTATTAACTCTTTACTCCAAATACCTGTTGCTACATCTACTAAAAGAACAAATACCATTGCAAAAAATGATATTACTCCTACAAATGCTTGTTCGTTGATATGGTTATCATCCGAAATCAATTCTCTAAAAAATTTTCTCATAATATTTCTTTTATTATACATATTAGAGAATTTTTATACTTTGTTATTTTTTAGATTCTTGTGTTGCGTATTTAATTCCCATAATTGTACCAACTATTGAAAATGCATTTGTTAATAATACACTAAACATGTTACTCCAAGTTGATCCTATTATTTGGGTGTCTTGTCCTGTTATAATGGCCGCCCAATATAAAACTGTTGTTACAACCCCAACTCCAACTATAACAGCTAATGCAACTTTAACAATGATCTTTATTAACTCACCCTGACTTTTTTTCATTATTACGTCTAAATCATTCAAAGCAGCATCTTTTTCTATCTCTATTGCATTTTTAAGTTTTTCAGAGTTGTCAAGTTCTATTTGTAAATTCTTTGAAAGATCCTCTATTTTTTTCTCATTGTTTATAGCATCAGTAACATCAGTTGCAATCTTAACTACATCCGTGATATTCCCTTTACTGTCCATTACAGGATTATAAGATGCTTGTAAGTAAACAGTAGAACCATCTACTTTTCTTCTTTCAAATATCCCATCAAAATATTTTCCTTTTCTTAAACTTTCCCAAAACTTAGCATACTCATCAGATTTTGAATATTCATAACTAACAAAAACACTGTGATGTTTTCCAATGACTTTATCTTTTTCATTGGCTTTATATCCCATAGTTTCTAAAAATATAGAATTTACATCTGTTATAAACCCATCAATATTAAAGCTAATGAGAGCTGTACTTCTGTTAATAGCATCTATTTGTTTTTTACTATTGATAATTGCACTGATGTCAGTAGCAACTTTCATTATTTTAGTTATTTTACCACTTTCATCAAAAATAGGGTTATAAGTTGCTTGCAAGTTAATAAGACTTCCATCTTTTTTTCTTCTTTCAAACTCACCAGTATAATACTTACCACTTCTTAGTATGTCCCAAAATTTTTCATACTCAAGGGATCTTGAATAATCTTCACATACAAAAATACTATGGTGTTTGCCAATAAGTTCTTCATGGTTACCTTTACCATAACCCATTGCTTCTAAAAAGATATCATTAACCCCTAATATAATACCATTAAGGTCAAAGTAAATAAGAGCATTACTTCTATTAATAGCCTCTATCCTGCTTAATAGCTCTTCTTTTGGTAGATTTTTCATTATATGTAAATTAAGTTTAAAAAGTTAATAAAAACAATTTAAAAAACTCATTTACAATTATACATATAAAATTATCTATCCCTCACAAGCAACACAGTTATCGTCTCGAGAAATATTATCACCACGTAAAATACTTTCTGAGCGCATATAGTATAGTGTTTTAATACCTTCTCTCCAAGCCAATTTATGCACGTCACTAATATACTTTGGTGAATCAGATGGATCAAACGTTAAATTCAAAGAAATTGCTTGATCAACATACTTTTGTCTAATTCCATTTTGGCGAACAATTTCGTATGGGTTAATTTCTTTAAATGTTAAGAAAATCTCCTTTTCTTCATCGCTCAAAATATAGTCAGGTAATCCCATAACAGAACCTTTATCGCGAGCAATTTGTTCCCAAACACTATCAATATTGTATCCTTTAGAGTCAAGTAAACGCTCTAGTGTTGGATTACGTTTGATAAATGTACCTTTAGCTGTTTTTAAATTGTAAACATTTGCAGGAATAGGCTCAATTGAAGGAGAAACACCACCTGAAATGTGAGCATTTGATACTGTTGGAGCAATTGCTAAGTGATGTGTGTGGCGCATACCTGTTCCTTTACACCATTCTGGTTCTCCATATTCTTTTGCTTGATCACGAGATGCTTTCAATGCTTCTTTTTCAATAAAATCAAATATCAAACGTGTGTGTGAATTTGCTTGTAAACCTGCAAACGGGATACCTTTTTCTTGTAAAAATGTATGCCAACCTAAAACACCAATACCAATTGCTCTACCTTTAGTAGCTGAACGGTGAGTGTTTTCCATGAATTTAATGTTTTTAGAACGATCAATAAATTCTTGTAATACACCTTCCAAAAACCAACAAGTCAATTCCGGTAAAGTCATACCATTTTCAAACTTGTAATCTTTCCATTCATCCCAACGTGCCAAATTCAATGAAGATAAACAACAAATGAATGAGTGTAATGGATCTGTGTAAAGTGCAATTTCAGAACAAATATTTGTCATTGAAACATTCAAGTTATTTTTCTTGTATGCTTCAGGATTTGCATTGTTAATATTGTCTTCAAACATCAAATACGGTTCACCTGTTTCCAAACGTGTTTTCAAAATTTCACCCCACAATTTCAATGCTTTTGGATCTTTTTCCTCAACACGATTCATAAAAGCGTCATCAATTACTACACATTGGTGTAGATTCAAACATTGGCGGTTAACATCACCTTTTGGTCGGCGAATCATCAAAAATTCTTCAATATCTGGGTGGTTAATGTGTAAATTAACTGAAGATGCTCCTCGTCTAACTGAACCTTGGTTTGTGGCTAGAATTGTTGAATCGTAAATTTTACACCATGGAACTACTCCTTCAGATACTCCGTTTCCAGAAATTTCTTTACCTCTACCTCTAATTCGAGATACACCAATTCCAACTCCACCACCTTGAGATGATAA